GTGAAGGAGTAAGTTAAATGGCTGAAGAACAAAATGAAATGTTTGAAAATACTGTGAAGCGAACTTCTCGCGCTGAAACAACTAGGGAGAAGTCGGTTAGGCGTAAACCATGGGCTCCCCCATCTATGTTAGACGCACCACCTGCGCCTGATGGATTTAAGCATCGTTGGATACGAGCAGAAACTCGAGGTTTCAATGATAGCAAGAATATCAGTGCAAAAATGAGAGAGGGTTGGGAGCTTGTCCGTAAGGATGAGTATCCAGATTTTGAAGCCCCTGTTGTTGATTCAGGTAAATACGAAGGTGTTTTTGGCGTAGGAGGATTGCTTCTTGCTCGGATACCTGTTGAAACCGTGGCCGAAAGAACTGATTACTTTTCACAAAGGAACGCAGATCAGATGACCGCAGTGGATCAGGACATGATGAGAGAGAATGCACATTCAACCATGACAATCAGTAAACCTGATCGTCAGTCTCGCGTGACCTTTGGAGGTTCACAGAAATGAAACTTTTTTTAATAGGA